CTTATTCCCATTTGTAGCGGCTGCACAGACCTACACAGATGATGTAGCACAAATCATAAACGAAAATTGTGTAACCTGTCACCGCGAAGGTGGCATAGGACCTATGAGCTTTGAAACATATGAGCAGGTTCGTCCTTGGGCACCTCTTATACAAATGAGAGTTGCAAACAGAGAAATGCCGCCTTATGCTTACGATCACGGCATAGGCATTCAAGACCTACAGGGCGATTGGCGTTTATCACAAGATGAAATAGACACAGTTGTTGCGTGGGTAAACGCAGGCGCACAATATGGTGACGCTGACACAGTTGTACAATTAAACTTGCCAGACACAGATGCTTGGAACTTTGAACCAGACTTTGGACCTCCAGATGCAATTATTCCAAGCGTAGCAATAGACATTCCAGCAAATGGTAATGATTTATGGCACAAGCATCTCGTGCCAACTGGCTTAACAGAAGACCGTTGTATAAAAGCAGTACAAGTAAAACCACGTGGCGATGCTAAAAGTGTAGTACACCACGCAAACTCAAGCATACTTATAGATGGCGGGCGTGAAGGTATGCTCACAGAGTATGCAATGGGAAAATGGGGAGAGATTGTTCCAGAGGGAGTCTGTCGCACACTACCAGCAAACGCACAAGTACGTTGGGATATACATATGTTCCCAGGTGGACTTGGCGCAATGGCACCAGGCGGGATAATCAAAGACAATGTGGTAGAAATTGGACTGTGGTTATACACAGAAGAGGAAAGCCAACAATTGAAATACAAGCAAGACTTGAGTTTATACCGCTTGGGCAATCAGGACGATTTGGTTATCCCGCCACACGGCTATCAGATGACGCAAGGTTTCCACACTTTCGACCACCCTGTGCGTTTAGATAGTTTCCAACCACACGGGCATTTAAGGATGAATGCAGCAAGTTTAGAGATTTTCTATCCTGAAACAGGTCGTACAGAAGCAGTTAGTCAAATCTCTAATTGGAGCGCAACCTGGCATCACAGTCATTTGTATGCTCCAGAAGTAGCACCACTAATACCTGCGGGTGCAGTTATTATATTAAAGCAGTGGTACGACAACACTGCGGACAACCCTAACAATCCTGATCCTGATATGTGGGTAATGGGAGGCTCAAGAACAGGCGACGAAATGACTCACGCTTGGCTTGCTATTACACATTTAGATGAAGAAGGATACAACAAACTATTAGAGGAAAGAAATGAAAAGAATACTGGCGACGATTAGTATACTATTAGCAACAACAGCAACAGCAGACGAGTACAACACAGTAGCAGCAAAGTGGCGTACTTGTTCAGCTTGTCACGGTGCAAAAGCAGAAGGTAAACCAGGCTTTCCTGGATTGCAAACACTTGGACAAGAACATATAGTAGAAGCACTACAAGACTACAAAGCAGGTGTCTATCGTGGCGATCAAAGTGTAATAATGTTTGGTCAAGCAGCAACACTGTCAGACGAAGAAGTAGAGCTTATGGCAAAATACATAGAGGTATTAAGTAATGAATAAAATAATTTTAGCACTGGGTTTAGTGCTTGCAACAAACAGCTTTGCACACGATGATATTGCTATAGATTATGCAGAAAATGTAGCACCTATTCTCATAGAGCAGTGTCAAATGTGCCACAGAGAAAATGGCATAGCACCGTGGGCTATGAGCAATTATCAAATTGTACAAGGATTTGCTCCTGCGATGCGTGAGGCAATTGTGTCAAAGCGTATGCCTCCAGGACAAATAAATCCAAAATATGCAGATGTGATTGTAAATCATAGGACACTAAGTCACACAGAAGAAGAAACACTATTAGCCTGGATAGACGCAGGTGCACCTGTTGAAGGTGATGTAGATCCGTTAACAGAAACTGTTTACTCTACAAGTGAATGGGTACACGGTGAACCTGATATGATTATAGAAGTACCAGCACAGGAAATACCTGCTGTAGGCACACTTGGTCCAAGAGCTATCCCATATCGCTATACCAGTGTTGATTTAGGTCTTACAGAAGATCGTTGGCTACGTGGCTCAGAGTTTTTACCATCAGAACCTACTGTTATGCACCATATGCTCAATACAGTATCTCTTCCAGGTGAACGCAATATGAACTTGCTTGGTACATCAGGTGAAGGTCAAGGCGATATGAACTATGCACAAATTAGTGCGTATGTTCCAGGAGGAACACCTGACTATTACGATGCTAACACAGGCGGACTTTTACGTGCAGGGTCAATTGTAAATCTACAGTTGCACTATACACCAGACGGAACTGCAAGAACTGACAAAGCACGTATTGGACTATACTTTCACGATGAAGGTGTAGTACCAGAAGAAAGAATGGCAGGCGATTGTGCTTGTATATTCCCAGATACCTGGACAAACATTCCGCCTTACGATCCTAACTTTGTACAAGAAGCAGAGATAGTACTGCAAAATGATATTAACCTGCATACATTTTTACCGCATATGCACTTTCGTGGTAAAAGTATGCGAGCAACAGCATACTACCCAGATGGTACTTGGGAAGAACTTATAGACATTCCACGTTATGACTACGCTTGGCAGTTATCATACACTTGGCGTGAACCTAAGTTTATGCCCAAAGGAACTGTACTACACGTAGAAGGTGCTTTTGATAATTCAGCAGACAATCCAATGAATCCAGATCCAAGCAGAAGTGTTCCTTGGGGACAAATGTCTGAGGATGAAATGTTCTTTGGAGCATTTACTTGGAAGAACATATAATGGATATACAATACGCTGTAGGTGCATTATCAATATTTTCTATATGTTATATGGGATTTGCTATAACTCTATCATTGACAATGAATAGAAAAAAATAATGTACGGTGGCCTTCCTTTATTTCTAACATTCTGTACTGTCCTTATCATTTGTGATACGGCCATACACGTAATGATACAGATGTATTTTGAGGGCCATCCTGCATTTACAACTTACCAATAGGCGTAGAACTAGAAGCAGTCATATTCCACACTTGCTTTTTTTCTACGCCTTTTTTCTGTGCAAACACTTTGGCATCACAGTTTGAACATACGTGAAAATAATTGTTGTTTAGACGCTTAGGATCCATACTTCCCCTTGTACGTTCAAACTCTATATCACAACTGTCACAACGAAATACGCAAATAGTTAATTCACGCTTGTAGGTGTGTTCCTTGCCCGTTTTGCTAGTTCTAACGTGCCGTGTTTGCTTTTTATATTCTTTCAAATACATAATTATATTTACATTAAGATTATAAAATTATTTCATAAATAGTATTAACGAAAGGAAAAATATGAGTATCTGCACCTTGACTGACGCCGCAAAAGCACAAATTGACACACTATGTGAAGAAAATGAGTGCTATGCAATTACATTAGATATCAAAGGCGGAGGATGTGCAGGGTTTGAGTATGAATGGGGAACTATGAAGTCTCCTACAGAACTTGAAGAAGGCGACGAAGTTATCAAAACAGACAATAATTGTAGTTTTGTTATACGTAAACACTCACTTATGTTTTTGATAGGAACAACAGTTGACTACACACGCAGTTTAGTAGGTTCAACTTTTGAAATAAGAAATCCTAATGCCCAATCAGCTTGTGGTTGTGGTGTTAGCGTAAATTTTGATATGGACAATCTTGCAAGTCCAGCAATATAACGGAGCATTAGCAAATGGCAAAGCAACAAATTGACATTGGTGTAGAAGGTAACGACGGCACAGGCGATAGTATTCGCGAATCGTTTCGTAAAGTTAACGAAAACTTTTCAGAACTTTATGCAGTTTTTGGTATAGGTGGACAAATATCATTTACTGATCTAAGCGATACACCAAATAGTTATGAAGGTAACGAAAACAAAATACCTGTAGTTCGTTCAGATGGCAGCGGATTAAACTTGTTAGAATTTGCATCTGATAGTGCTCTTAATGATTCTAATGCAGATACTATAGGTTTTGATTTTACTGTCGACGGAAAGGTTATTCTTAAACAACTTGTTTCTAAAGTATCAAACGACCCTGCTCCAACACTTAGTGGTCCATTAGATGCTGCAACTCAACCTATTGCCAATGTTACAGTAAGTCAGGATGCAATAAACTATTTTAATGATGTGCACGGCACAGACTTAGAAATCGGTTCACTTGTTATTAATAAATCATATGCTGACAGAAACTATCAGCAAAAAGATGTTGCAGGCGGCGGATTAAGACTAGGTGATGAACCTCTAAATACAGACGAATATACAATTACAGCAAGCTCTTTTGTATCAGGTTACTTTAGAGTCCAGGAAGGACATGGACTGACTACAGCATTTAATGGAGCTCCATTTGTTTATAATACTACAGGCGACGACCCAATCAACCTTGTTTCGGGCACAACCTATTACATAGGTATTGCATCAAATACAGATATAGGATTGTATGCTTCAGAACAAGACGCAGTCAATCTAAACGCACGTATTTTACCTAGTGGCGGCACAGGTGTAAGCACTCTTACTGATGCTGCATATGATGACGATCTAGAAGGCAATTGGCTCGACAACGTTGCTTTACCTCGCAAGAGTATTGTAAGACGTCAAGGCGACACAATGACAGGCGCCTTAAACTTATTTGATCATCCAGGAGAGCTTGCTGGAACAGGTTTGCCATTTGGCCCTGACGATTTACAAGCTGCAACAAAATTATATGTAGATAGTAATGCTGCAACCAGTAAGGTAAACATATTTGTGTCAGAAGCATCTGGTGATGATAGACAAACTTATACACCAGTTGGAAAAGAAGGTAGAAATCCTGCTTATGCCTATAAGTCAATAAATGCTGCTGCTCGCAAAGCAGAAGAAATTATGATTGCTGCGCCAAAAGAACCTGGTCCGTATATGCAAACTATGACTTACAATAACGGAGAAGGATATGGCACAGTTATTACTTCGGGTATTACAAGTCCAATTGCAGGACGAAATGATGCTAGATCTTTAATTGTTGCTAACAAAGAATTTGTTGCTAAAGAAGTTATAGGATATATCAATTATACATATCCGCAGTTTGCAGATCAGTACAATCAAGAAACATGCCAAAGAGATGTAGGTTTAATCTTAGACTCTGTATCACTAGATGCAATGTTAGGAAATAACGCAAACTATCTATCACGCTATGCAGGTTTAAGATACTATTCTAATGTAAGTGCACAAAAGGCAATAGGTTCGCAAAAAGCATACACAGTTGCAGGCATAGAATATGCAAAGGTGCTTGTAAGAGATTACATTCTAACCAATACTGCTGTACCTACAACTTATCAAGATAGAGTTTTACAAACTATTGATCTAACAAAAACTCCTGACGCACAGGCAGATAATGCAATAGAAGCAAAATTTGATATTGTTTTACAGGTTATCGATGATGGTCCACTAGATGCTCCAACAATTGTTGACGGACAAACAACATACAAAATTAATGTAGGTAACGGTAATTTCGGATTCATTGATCAAGCCAATCCCGAAAATACAGATATTATTCCTGGTAAGGTAGTTAGAGGTAAAAGTTCTGGTGCTATAGGACGTATTATAGATTACAAACACGAGTCGGGTGCTAGACCTGTTTCAGTAATAGAAACAGACGAGATAGAAGTCCAGTTGTTAGAACCAATTGAATTTGAGAACGGTGAAGAATTAGAATACGGTAATATTGTAAACCAAACACAAATATCAATACGCATTGAATCGGGCATATATGAAGAAGATTTGCCTATTCGTGTGCCGCCAAATGTTTCAATTAAAGGTGACGAGTTTAGACGAGTTATTGTACGTCCAAAAAATAGAGTTTCTCAATCACGTTGGGCAAATTTATTCTTCTATAGAGATGCTGAATTTGATGGCTTAATTTTAGGTAAAACCGGAATTGAAACAATTGATTTTGATGCAAGCACTGACGCTTTACGAGTGCCTGGTACTTATACTATCACCGATGTAGATTATTTCACAAATAAAAGTGGTAGTGATGCTGTTTTTGAAATCACAGTAGGTGCAGGCGGCAGCGTAACAGATATTACAGTAATCAATCCAGGTAAGGATTTCCAGGCGAACGAAATAATAAGTGTACAAGACAATGCCCTAGGCGAAGGCGGCGCTGCACAATATAATTTTACTGTACTCACAGTTCCAAATGGTGTGCAGTATATCAATCCTTTGTCGGGGGAAGTAGACGGCTACTTCGGAAATCATTACTTGCTAAAACCTGATCAATTAAAAAACATAGGTGCTGGATATGAGAATGTAGGAACTTGGAATACTGCTGCACTTAGTTTAATAGACAATAAAGAATTTATACAAGAGCAAGTTGTTAACTACGTAGAAACAACGTATTCTGCTCTTATTGGATCTGCTGGATATTCGAGAGCCAAGTGTTTTAGAGATGCAGGATTAATTGTCGATGCACTAGTAAATGATTTACGCAACGGCGGAAATGAATTTGCTTTAGAAGCACAAGGACAATACTATGCAGGTGCAGTAGAATCCGGTACAGAAACAGAAACTGTCGCGGGCATAAGACATATTTACACACTTGCTGCTGACATTATTAGAGGTATATCGCCTGCACCATTATATGGACCAAGCGGTGCTGCACCAGATCCTGGAGTCAATCTTGATTACGAGTTTGACAATTTCAACGGCGACGGAGATCCTACCGGTTGGGAAAGCGGAAAGATTTATCGCTTGGGCAATATTATTAAAGAAAATATACAAAGTGAGGATCGCTACTATACACCAACAATAGAACATGTGTCAGGTACAACATTTGATGCATCAGAAATTAATTTATATTGGAGACAGATAGACGGTCCATCAACTGTTGTCAACAATCTAATAGAAACAGTCGTGTTTGCATTTAACTCGGAATATAATCCTCCATTGCGTAATGACGAAATGGATGTGTTCTTAATGAACGATGCAACTATACTACGTAACATTACAGGACAAGGACACGGCGGTTTCCAAATGGTGCTTGATCCAGAAGGACAAGTTCTAACTAAATCTCCATATTGTCAGACTGGTACAGGTTTTGCAAAATCAGATAACAAGCAAGTGTTTAGAGGAGGTTTATTAGTTGACGCCTTCGTAGGTAACTCTGCAATACAAGTCACAGAGCGTGTCGACGGTAATGCATTTAGATTAAGTGTACAAAGTTTAGGAAGCCAAACAGAGCCCCAAGGATTATTTGTACGTAGACCCGAAACACCTAGTGTGTTTTACATAGATGGAAGACGTTTCCAAGTTAATGCTGTTACACGATATGACAAAGAATTTGGTACTGCTGAAATAATATTATCACCTGACAGTAACGATGGTGCAGGATTTACAGGGCTTACTAGCGAACTAGCAAGCGGAGTAGATTTAGATGATTTATCTAGTCCAATTGGAATAACCCTTCAAACAGCTGGTAATAGATCAATGCTAGGCAACGACTTTACACAAATCAACGACAAAGGTTATGGACTTGTTTGTGTCAACGGTGCATTATCAGAAATGGTATCTATGTTTACATACTATTGCTGGAGTAGTTACTATTCAAAGAATGGTTCAGAAATTAGATCGCTAACAGGATCATCGTGCTATGGTGAATATGGACTTGTTGCAGAAGGCTCTGATCCTAACGAAATACCTGACGCAATTCAACTTGCGCAAGACATGGTAGAGCCTGCCAAAACTTTTGATGCTGACGTTATTCTAGAACTTACAAATCCTGTAATATTACAAGCAGGCGACGAAATAACACAAAACATCACAGGGGCAACAGGTGTTGTAGCTGTGAACACAAGTCAATTAGATGATAGTGTTGTTTCACCATCGGGCGATAGGACCATTTATTTGAAAAATACTAATGGTGCATTTGATACAACAAATGAATTACAAATAACAGGACCTATAACAGGAGATTCTACTGTAACTGCATTAGGTGCAGGAAGTGTACCAGTTAGGGTTGACAACACAGGATATGGTAATAATAGATTATCTTTGTTCTTGTATGCATATGACTTCAAGGTAAATCCTTCAAATAGATCAGAGTTTGATATATGGCAACCTTCTGTTCCTGCATTTGCAAGGTACGAAGTTGCAAACGTTGCTCCTACAGGTGTTACGTTTGCATCACATAAAAATATTGGTACAGAAATTCCATTCGCATCTGAGAACACAAACAATCCACTTGCATCAGGTATAATTTTTAATATCAATAGAACTATAAGATATGGTTATCAACTAGAAATAGTGAATGGCGGCGCAAATTATGAAGTAGGAGATAATTTTACAGTTAGTGGTGTAGAACTAGCAGGCGGAACTACAGACAATGATGCTTACATTACTGTTACAGAAGTTGACGGGGGCGTAGTAACTGCTGTAAATATTACTGGTTCACCATTTGTAGATTCTAACACTCCTATGTTTGATGGTAGAGTTTTAAAACTTAACTTTTCAACAAGCGACAGCCAGTTTAGTACAAGTGGACTACTTGAAGATGTAGGCTTTGGTGAAAGAATTAACTATAGAAGAAACCAAACCCATATTATATCAGATTTTGCTAGACCAGATGTGCTTACTATTAGACCATCAACTGCTGTTATATTTGACGAAAATCCAGATTTTGTTTATAGATCAATTAGCTTCTTAACTTCGGACAGTCTAGGTAATGAACTAGAAAATGACGAGCTACAATCAGGATTTGATTCAACTTATGATTACATTAGATTAATTATCAATACTGCAAAAGCACAAGAAGTACCTCTAGCAGGGACAGGAACTACAAAAGGCGGAACTATAGGCGACACAGTAATTGCTGTGCAGTCAACAGTTGACAGCAACGAAGTATTCCGTTTAAATAATAACGCAAGAACTCCAGAATCAAACAGACCTGTGGGCTGGACAGCAGATACACTAACTGAAGCACCTATAGTTGTATGGGAAGGTAAAAAGTTTTATGTATTCAACTATAGAGGTGTAGACGAAACTGACACAATAGTTCCGGTTGCAGAAGATAACGAATACGGTATAGTTGATATTGTTGCTATAGACAGTGTTAACTTAGAAGACTTTGTTCAACCAGGTCCTACACTCGCAGATGGTTTAGGGACACCTGTAGTTTTAGGATCAGAACTTGTTACGTTAAGATGTGGCCTACAAGCAGGAGCAACAGGCACTGTAACTGTAAACATATCAACATGTCGTGCTACATCACATGACTTCTTAGATGTTGGTTCAGGCGGATTTAACGAATCAAACTATCCAACTGTCATTTTTGGTGAGCCTTCGGAAAAAGATCAGGCTAAAGAAGTTGACGAACGTGGTAAGGGGCGTGTGTTCTATGTTTCAACAGACCAAAACGGTATCTTTAGAGTTGGTAGATTCTTTAGCGTTGACCAAGGTACTGGTACAGTTACATTTAGTGCATCACTAGCACTTTCAGATGTTGACGGTCTAGGATTTAAGCGTGGTGTTGTTGTCACTGAATTCTCAACTGATACTGCAATGACAGATAACGCAGCTGACACAGTTCCAACTGAACTTGCTGTGCGTGGTTATGTAAACAGACGACTAGGTTACGATGTAAACGGTACACCAGTTGCTAACAAATTAGGTCCAGGTGTACTTGCTCCTAACGGTGCTGTTCCTATGACAGATGATTTAAACGCAGCAGGCAATACTATTACAAACATAAAAGAGCCTGATAGTTCATCAGATGCTGCAACTAAAAATTATGTTGACGAAGGCAGAGGTGTTCAGGACGAAATTAAAGACTTGCGTAGTTTGCAGTATCAAAGTTTTGATCAAGATCAATTGCTTGTTTCAACAGAATACAAAAAAATATTTGTATTAGGATCTTCTGTTGTATCAGGACCTTTTAGTAGAGGAGACAACTTTACTGGAACAATTACTGGTGCTACAGGACAAATTGTAGACGTCCAAGATGTAACTGGATATGAAGGCGATCTTGTAGAAATAACCTATACACCATTAACTGGTGAAATAAGTGATGGCAAACCTGTAGGTATATCAGCTGATCCAGATGTGTTAGTTGTTGCAGGCGGAGCAGAAGGTCTTGTTGTTGACGGACCAGTTGATGAATGGGTAAATGGTGTGTTAAGTGCATCATCAGATATTGAAATACTTACCAACAAAGAAGTTACTGAAGTTGGCGGAGTTGTAACTGATCGCTTTACTACTATAAACTTACAACTCAAGCCAAATGCAATTGTTAACGACGATGTATTCGGCGCAGCTAATATATCACAAACTAAACTTAATTTGAATGCAGCAACAACGAGAGCAGATGCTACTGGCATTACACAAAATGATCTTGGAGTAGCAGCATTTGATGACGCATTATTTACTACTACTAATGGCTTTGTAACTATTGCCAACGGCCAAATGCCTTTACAGAAAATTCAAAGAATTAATGACGGGACTGTGCTAGGTAACTATGCAGGTGATAGTTCAGATAATGATATAGATCAAATTCCGTTTAGCACAGTAATTTCAGAAGGCGGTGGCTTAGCTGATGAAGACTTTATAGTAGAGGTTCTCGATTCAGAAGATCCTGGTGAAGCTCTTATCAAAACAGGTGAAAGTACATACGGTATATCCAATGTAACTATTTCAGGAGAAGTTAATTCAATTGTTAAAACAGACGCTAACGGTAGTGTTCAGGCTAACTCACTTATACTAGGCGGTGACAGCACTTATGAAGTTTTATCACTAGACGGGACTACAGTTGTACTCAAAACTCCATCACAAGGTGAAATACTCCGTGCAGCAGGTGGTAGTGCTGGTACTGGCGGAAATCCAAGTGATCCAGGATATGTAGCACCTACATATCCAGATATCAGCATAGCAGGTAGTGTGAATATAAGCGGCACTGGCGTTACTGAAAGTACACTACAAGGACTTTCAAACTTCAATGGCGAAAAAGTATTAGCAGTTGATTGGATTTACAGTTCATTCATAGAAGCACCTGGTGAAAAAGGTCCTGCATCAACAGGACTTGCTATTGGTGCAAATACTGGTGTAACTGTTGGAGGTCAAGTTGGTATTGTTGTTGCAGACTCTGCAACTAGCAGTTCCGTACTACCTATTATAGTTGATAGCGCAAGAATTGTACCTGACACTGACAACACTTATGATATTGGTAGTGCAACATACAAGTATAAAGATGTTTATGCTACACTATTTAGAGGTACAGCAACAGAAGCTTACTATGCTGACTTGGCAGAAAACTATGTTGCCGATGCAGATTATGAACCTGGTACAGTGCTTGTGTTTGGCGGAGAAAATGAAGTTACACAAAGCACAGACAAGTTAAGCAATAAGGTTGCTGGTGTTGTTTCTACAAATCCTGCATACCTAATGAACAGCCATCTAGAAGCAGAAAATGTTACAGCAGTAGCACTTACTGGTCGTGTTCCATGTAAGGTTATAGGCAAAGTTGAAAAAGGAGACATGCTTGTAACAAGTGCTATACCAGGATATGCTATTGCATCATCTTTACCACAAATTGGTACAGTAATAGGGAAAGCATTAGAAAACAAAGACGATTTAGATAAAGGTGTAATTGAAATTGTTGTAGGGAGACTATAATGCATCAAAAAGATATAAAAAACTTAGTGTCAAAAGGTGCGAAAGTTTCCTTAGACACTAAGAATCCACAGACTAGACAAGTAGTAGCTACTGCGGGCAAATTAAGAATACAAGTAGCAAAAGGAGATCCAAATGGCACTAAAAACAATTGATTTAGGTACAAGCCCAAATAAAGGCGACGGAGATCCTTTACGCACTGCTTTTACTAAAATTAATGACAATTTTACTGAAGTATATGCTTTACTCGGCGCAGACGAAGTTGATACAGATGACGTTATTGCTCCAATGCTTGTACACAACAATCATACTAACGTTACAGTTACAAGAGACGATGACGCAGACCAAATAATTTTTACAGTTGATCAAGCAGTAACAGATTTGCAAGGTAGCGTATTTGGTGATGATTCAACATTACTTGTAGATGGTGTAAACGGCGTTATCCCAAGTGCAAATATATCAGGCACAGAAGCAACTAACTGGGACACAGCGTTTGGTTGGGGTGATCATAGCACAGCAGGATATGCAGATGGTACTAATGAAGCAAACTGGGACACAGCGTTTGGTTGGGGTGATCATTCAACAGCAGGATATGCACCACAAGCAACAACATATACCAAAGTAGAAGTTGACGCAGCAATAGCAGCACAACAGCACTTACCAGTAGGTGATTTACAAGGTAGTGTGTTTGCTGATGATTCAACATTGTTAGTAGATGGTGTGAATGGCAAAATTACTGGCGAGGTTACAGGCACTATATCTAGCACAAACTGGATGGCAGCAAGTGACAATTACTTAACTATTTCAAATGGTGGCTCTACTGGTCCAGGTCCTATACAGATTGTTGCATCAGCAAATTTAGACTTGTCTTCTGGTACTAATAATGATATTAATATTACACCACACGGTTCAGGTAGAGTAAAAGTTAGTGATGGTGCATTTGGTATTGTTGAAGCAGCAACCTTTATAGGTCACGCAGATAAAACAATGTATCTGTCAAGTAAAACAACAGGTGCAGAAAGCACACACATTGCACTAGACAGCCAAAGCGGCGTAGCAACCACAATGTATGGTGCAGTTGATTTTGTAAGTGGAGGTTCAGTAGACTTTACAGGTTCAACTGTTACAGGATTACCTGCCGCTGGCGCAACAGAAATTAATGACCTTACAGATGTTGATACAGCAACTATAGCACCAAGCAGAAGTATGCAACCTTTGATTTGGGACGACATAGATAGTAACTGGTATCCAGGAAACGGCATAAGCCTTACTACTAATCTTACAATGGAAGATAATAGTTTTATTATGCTTCGTAAAAACGCTTACATAAACTTTGAAGGCTCTACTACAGATGGATTTGATACAAGATTAGAAGTTGTTGATCCAACAGCAAACAGAACTGTAAGACTACCAGACGCAGATGGCACACTTGCACTAACAGCTGATATTCCAACAGCACTTTCAGATTTTACAAACGATTTAGATTACGCACCAATTGTAGGCGGAGCAATACAAGCAAACGGTTTACCTAGCGGTACAACATTTACAGACACACTTACATTACCTGTATTAACAGCAGAGCCTAGTAGTCCAGTAAACGGAATGGTTGCAGTTGCAGATGGTACAAGTTGGGATCCAATGTCAAACGCTGCACAAACTATGGTAGTGTATCTAGCAGGTGCTTGGAGACAAATTGCACAAGGTGGCGTATAAGTTGATTACGATAAATATGTATAACAATAGGATTT